AGCATATTGCGCGAAAGAAAGTATGAGTTTATAGCAATTGATAATGGTCTGGATTCCCTATATGACCCAGACCCCGACAAGGGCGAGCTTCTATCAATGGCAGACTTCCCATCTTTAAGTGAGAGCTTCATGAGGCAAGACCCGTATGCGCCACAAATCAACATGTTATACGATTTGTTTGGCGCCAAGGTGAGTAAATCATTAATTAAAGATAAGTATGACTCATTTATGGAAGCCCAATTTACCGCAGTGGCTGGAGAGCTAGGTAACAACACAAAAGCTTGGGAATATGGAATGTCGTTCGATGATCTGGACATAACTGATTTTGATTATGTGGACGCGGACGGTGAACTATATTCTTTAAAAACGGTCAAAGATTATGATTCAGATGGTGAAGAACTCCCAGACAGGCGGCCGGTTACCGAAGACGACGCGATACTAGGAAAAAGCAGAAACCAATATATTAATGAACAAAATGGAACACATCCTCAAAATACAAGAGTCTTTTTCCTTAATCCCACCCAATATGGAAAGTCGTATATGCGCCCACCAATATATGTTAGGCCTCGAAAAGCAGCCGGCTACTCAGGCCTGATCGAAGTCATGTTTCCAGAATTAAGTCCATGTGATCCATCGAGCACTAATGCCATAGATTTTGATGAGATCGCAGGAAAAATAAGTGAGATATACCCGACTTTGGCAGAAGATGAGCGTATTAAAGGAGATCCGGATTGTGTGGTTGAAACACCATACAACAGAATCTTACATCGAATGTCTAAGGCAACAATTGAGGGAACTATTATCGCGGCCATCAGAATATATGCCAGTGTTCATCTTTTAAAGGGAATACCAATGTTTACCAAATTTGCCCCGAAATTTCCAGATAATTATAGCAATATATATTCTTCCTATATTATTGAAACCATGGAGGCCGACTTTAGAGAGTCAACCATAATTTGGAGCCCGTTTTCAGATAACGAGTTTTGGTTTGCGTTTTTGGAACAGGCAGTACAAACATATGGCCGCAGAGTTGATAGCGGCGATATCGCAGAAGAAGCTGTACCAAAACATGTAATGCAGGCCTTGGAGAGACTAAACAATTCACAAGAAGGATATGATTATCCTTTTTTTGATGAATTGATGGCTGCCAAATACAGCGGCGAAGCCGGCTGGTTTGAAACCTTAAAAAGCTACAGAGAAAGCAGAAACTTGGATGCAATATACAGAACGCAAGAGGATGCAAAGATCATTCTTAAGGAGTTGGTTAACGAACAACTGGAATATATGGGGAACAAGTTTACCAAAGCTCTGGAAAGTTTTGATCTGGCGCCAGATGTATATGACCTAGACTATTATTACATGACCGATTTTACTGGCCTCGGGGACAAAGAACTTCATCTCGATGGCACCATAGTTGAGGCTGTAGCCGGCCTTCCGACCGAAGAGGCGCCAGACCCGGCCGGCCTTGGGTGGGAATGGCCCGGGCCCTTCTACACCGGTGGAAATGAGTTTTCGTTGCCCGATGGCAGTACATATGTCGGATATTATCATGCCAACATAGATGAACAAGATGGGAGCATAACATATATGGTGGGAGAATACCACACCGAAGAAGACCACGAACCAATAAGACCGTTCGCCAATAAAGTAATCGTGGGAGTTGAAAAGGTACAGATGCAAGACTACCCGGATCCGGAAACCGGCAAGATCGCCCAGGAAGTGACATTTACAGCACTTGGAGATATACCCGATATAAGTTCTGTTCCTTCCCCAACTAGCGATAAGCCATTTTATATGTATAAATATATTAGGGTGAATAACGAGAGATTATCTAATGACGAAGGGGTCGAAAGAGTTAAGGCCGCCGGCAGCGGCCCAATATCGCTAAGTTTCCCTGGAACAATGAAAATTGTAACAAATGAGGATGGCATAGACGTCGGTATTGAAGGTCGACTAGGGGTGCGGTATGGATTAGACTTTGGTATGAGGTTTGGAAACACCAATTATTCAATAGCAAATATAGAGATAGACGCATTAGACATTCCAGTCAGCGCATTTACAGGGATTGAACCCAACAGTAAAATGTTGTACTGTCTGCTAGCAAAACTCAAGGAAGATCAGAAGTTTAAGCTTGTAACAAATTATGCATTCTCTTTAAAGAAGGTGCTGTCAATAATGGCCATTTATCAAGATATGGGCTTCATGCCGTCTATTGGCGAAGTAACGGCCAAAGCGGGCCACCTCTTTGGAGACGCATTTCACGATGCCAGTAAATGGGATCCCGGAAACCCTGCATTCAAGCCGGGAGCATATGCAGAATTAGAGACAGACACCATCGACGTCACGCGGGAAAATTGGCTTGGCATAGAGTCAACAGAGGAAGTTACTATGGTCACCGGTGCAGATCTAAGCTATACACCTGGCTGGGCCGCCAATCAAGACCGAAAGAGAGGCCAGGGCCCCTTTAGTCATATGAGTTGGGATCACTGGGACAAGGTCGCCTTAAGGCATTCTGCTGCAGCAATTAAGAGACTTTTCCGCATACATTATAGATCGCGTGATTTTGGAGGAGCCGACGAAGAATTGGGTAACATTACCAAAGAAATGATATTACAAATGAAAGAAAGATTCAAACTTGATCCCTCTAAAGCAATTCTACCATGGTGGCAAATGAGTCGATTGAAATCTAATCCGTTTAATGAGGAAGGCGAAATGTGCAAAAAGAAAGATTCATAATATTTATAGTGAGGACTAAAAATGGCTTCATTAGCAATTAAACTGCCGATCACTAAGGATAGTGGCGACGGTTTCACAATGATCAAAGACTTTCAGACGCTTATAAAACAGAACTTAAAGATGCTTCTGTTAACCACGCGCGGAGAAAGAGTCATGGAACCAAGCTTTGGTGTTGGACTTAAAACTTATACTTTTTCCGAAATGAGACAAAGCACCTTTGACGATATTGAAACCAGTATAATGAAGCAGGCGGCCGTATATCTACCTGTGATTGTAATCAAAGAAATTAATTTTATTCCCGACGATCATGATCTTACCGGACTAAACGTAAGTCTGAGGTACGATATCCCGTCCATAAATGTAACAGATTTGTTAGAGTTTACTATTTAAAGTAAGGAAATTTTTGAATGCCCAAACAACAGAAAAAAATAATGCCGATTGATTATACTCATCGCGATTTCGAAACAATTCGCGACGATTTAATGGGCATCGCCGAAAGATTCTATCCAGATACTTTCCAAGATTTCAGCGAGGCATCCTTCGGCGCACTGATGCTTGACGCTGTTGCATATATAGGAGATCAGTTATCTTTCTACTTAGATTATAATGTTAACGAGTCGTTTCTCGATACTGCATTTCAGTTTGGAAATGTGGTCCGTCACGGGCGCGCGCTAGGTTATAAATTCACAGGCCGAGAGTCTACATATGGACCAGTCGCCTTGTTTATTCTTGTCCCGGCCACCGGCGCCGGCTTGGGTACAGACTCAAACTATCTACCAATTTTGAAAAGAGGTTCTTCTTTTAGAGATCAAAGTGGACAGCAATTTATTTTGACAGAAAATATTGATTTTGCCGACCCTGGAAACTTGACCGTTGCCGGAAGAGTTGACTCCTCTACTGGTGCCCCTACCCACTATGCTGTGAAGGCTTACGGCAATGTTGTGTCTGGGATGCTTTTTTCGGAAACGGTAGAAGTTGGCTCATTTGAGAGATTTTATCGAACCACACTTACAACCCCAAACATATCAGAAATCATTTCTGTATTCGACTCAGAAGGGAATCAATATTTTGAAGTTGATTATTTAGCTCAAGATATGATTTTTAAAGAGATAACAAATCCTAATTTTAAAAATGACAACGTTCCGTCGCTCATAAAACCGTTTCTTGTATCTAGAAAATTTGCCGTTGAGCACACTAGAGATCAAGTTTCACTGCAATTCGGAAGTGGAAAAGCCGGCGATTCTGATATTGTAGCCAATCCACAAAATGTGGCGCTAGATATTTTTGGTAAGAAATATGTAACCGACCTATCGTTTGATCCAACAAGATTATCACAAAATGAGTCATTTGGAATTGTTCCAACGAACACCACTTTAACAATTGTTTTTAGAACAACAAATCCTGCGACTTCAAACACAGCCGTCGGCTCTCTGAACGCCGTAAATGCCACTAACTTTGAATTTGCGAATCGACAAGATTTAAGTAGTACAAACGTTAACGCGATAATATCGTCCTTGGAAGTCACCAACGAAGAACAAATTGTGGGAGCAGTTACATATCCCTCTACTAATGAAATAAAACAAAGAATTTATGACACCTTTCCAACACAGAACAGAGCGGTAACGCAAGCTGATTATGAAAACATAGCATATAGAATGCATTCTAAGTTTGGTGCCATCAAACGTGTCTCGGTGCAACGAGATGCGGATTCTCAAAAAAGAAACTTGAACATGTACGTTGTCTCAGAAGATACTAATGGAAAGATGATCAAAGCAAACTCAACTATTAAAAATAATTTAAAAACTTGGATAAACAATTATAGAATGATTAACGATACCGTTGATATATTAGATCCTTATATCCTTAACTTTGGTATCGAATTTATTATGAAACCAAAAACATCAGCAGAAAAATATACGGCATTGGACGACTGTATCGAAGCACTAAAGGAACATTTTACACAACCATTTTTTATTGGGGAACCGCTATACATCAGCCAGATTTATGAAGTATTGAAAGGGGTTCCGAGCGTTTTAGATGTTACTAAAGTTAAAGTTGTTGGTAAAAATTCAGGAAACTATTCATCAGCAGCAATTGATATTAGCGATAACTTATCTCCTGATGGTTCTTACATCGTTGTACCAAAAAACGCGATCCTAGAATTAAAGTATCCAGAGGTAGACATTATAGGGAAGGTTAGGTAATGGGCTTAAAAAGATATACCGGTAGTGCAGACAACACTATTACAAACGCTTTCCAGGGTACCCCCTGGCTTGACTTGCGCGCCACCGGCTCAAACATGGGGCAAGCTGACATTATGCAGATTTTTTCTGTATGGGGCCGAAACCCACAAAGTAGTTCGGCCAACTTCGGATCTCAAGAGCTTTCACGTGCCCTAATTAAATTTCCGATTGCCACAGTTTCCTCAGACCGGTCCGCAGGCAAAATCCCGG